TTAAATAAGGCATCTAAATTACATGCTGGTCAAGCTAAAACTTTAAAGGGCATAGCAGGTAATGGCAAAACAAAAAGACCCAAAGCTAGGAACAGGTAAGAAACCTAAAGGGTCTGATCGTAGGCTATACACTGATGAGAACCCAAAAGATACTGTACCGATTAAGTTTGGTACAGTAAAAGAGGCAGAGGCTACAGTTAGAAGAGTAAGAAGGTCAGGTAAATCTTTTGCAAGAAAAATACAAATCTTGACAGTTATGGAACAACGTGCTAAAGTTATGGGCAAGAAAGCAGTTGTTGCAGTTGCTAAAAGAGCAAAAGAAAGGTTAAGAAAAGAGAATGCCTCATCTTCAAAGTAGTATACCATATTTTAAAGCTTGGGTACGTAGAGAGTACACTAAGAATATGGAAGAGTATCATGGCGAGTTTTTACACTGTATGGTTATTGCAGTTACTACGATGCCAAACAGAACGTTAAGCTTTCAAGTTATCTTTACAGGTTGTGAATCTGACTTTGATGACTCACAAAATGTACACGGTGGCGCAATGTGGGCTAGGATGCCGCTTACAGCCCTTGTAGCGGATACTCCATTAGAGGATTGGCCTAAAGAGTTACCGCCGTACCTTGCACAGCCGTGGGATTGTATGTCTCACAATCACGCTGTTTATAAGCTAGAAAGGGCTACTCCTTCGCCTTGGATTGCAAAAGTTGATGGAGAGTTTTACCCTGCTAAGTATTACTTTACTGTAGACTATACAGACAGTGAGGTAGCTGATGACCCTGCCCAACATAAACAATCTCATATATTAGAGTTGTTAGATGCAGGAGAATATACAGGTAACATTGTTGCGTTGCCTAATAATAGAGTGAGGGTAACTCACCCTGCTTGGTTTGAGACAGGAGAAGGTGCGCCTGACTTTAAGCCTAATCAGAATGTGTTTCATTCTAAAGAGGATACATCTTACGTTTGGGATACAGAAAGAGTTTTTAACAATCTTTATAGAGAGGACTAATACAATGGCGATGAAGAAAAAAGGTTATGCACGTGGTGCAATGATGAAGATGAAGAAAAAAGGTATGGCACGTGGCGGTGCTATGATGAAAAAGAAAGGCTACTCTAAGGGCGGCTCTGCAGGTATGACTTTAGCTAAAATCCGTGCAGCAGCTAAAGCTAAAGGCTATAAGTTGGTTAAAATGTCGTAATGGCTTTAGCTAAAAGTCAAAAGAGCCTTAAGTCGTGGACTAAGCAGAAGTGGAGAACTAAAAGTGGTAAACCTTCTACGCAAGGCCCAAAAGCTACGGGAGAGCGTTATCTCCCCGCTAAAGCTATTAAAGCTATGGACCCTAAAGCTTACTCTGCGTCTTCAGCTAAAAAAAGATCGGATACGAAAAAAGGTAAGCAATTCTCTAAGCAGCCTAAGAAAGCGGCTAAAGCTACCAAGCCGCACAGGAGAGTAACATGAGTAGGGTACTAAACGAAAAGCAACAACTCTTTATGCAAGTCTTGTTTGATGAAGCACAAGGTGATGTTGTACAAGCTAAGAAGCTTGCAGGGTACTCAGACGGGTACGCTACTAAAACCATTGTAGAAACCTTAAAGGATGAAATCTTTGAGGCTACAAAGTCTTACATGGCGCGTCTTGGCCCTAAAGCTGCTGTAGCTTATGGTAGTGCTTTAGTTGACCCTACTCAGCTTGGCATTAAAGAAAAAATGGTTGCAGCAGGACAGATACTAGACCGTGCTGGTGTAGTTAAGACTGAGAAGGTTGCAGTAGAGGCTAGTGGTGGTTTATTTATCTTACCCCCTAAAGAAAGTAGTGATGACTAAACATTTTGCGTTTAATGACTTAGGTTATTGGATGCTACCTAAGCCTAAAAAGTTACGACATTGGGAAAGAATACCTAGATTAGTAAAGTTTATACCTTTTGGTTACGAGATAGACCCAAACGATGAACGTTGGTTAAACCCTATTGAGAAAGAGTTAGAACTATTAGAGCTTGCAAAGAAACACTTAAAGCAGTACAGTTATAGAGAAGTTTCTGCTTGGCTCACTACACAGTCAGGCAAAAGCATATCTCATATGGGCTTAAAGAAGAGAGTAGACCTTGAGCGAAAACGTAAAACAACTGCTAGAATCAAACGCGAGCTTGCCAAAAGGCTCCAAGAAGCGATCACGCAGTACGAAACGCTTGAAAAAGAAAGGACAGGCTACTACACCTGTCCCGCTGAGTAAAAATGTTTCACGTGAAACAATTCCAGCTACAGTAATACCTGCGCCGTTTGATATAGAGGAAGCACAAAACATTGTCTTTAAGCCTAATGCAGGGCCACAGACAGACTTTCTAGCATCAGGTGAGCGTGAGGTGTTGTACGGGGGTGCAGCAGGTGGCGGTAAGAGCTACGCTACACTAGCTGACCCCTTACGCAACCTAAACCACCACGCTTTTAGTGGCTTGCTTGTACGACACACTACAGAAGAACTAAGAGAACTTATACAGAAAAGTCAAGAGTTATATCCTAAAGCAATTCCGGGCATCAAGTGGTCAGAGCGTAAGTCTCAATGGGTTACACCTAGAGGTGGGCGCATCTGGATGAGTTACCTAGATAAAGACCAAGACGTTATGCGCTACCAAGGACAGGCGTTTAACTACATAGCATTTGATGAGTTGACTCAGTGGGCTACGCCTTTTGCGTGGAATTATATGAGGTCACGTTTACGTAGTGCCTCACCTGAGTTAGGCTTGTACATGAGGGCTACTACAAACCCCGGTTCTGTTGGGCATCAGTGGGTTAAGAAAATGTTTATAGACCCTTCAGAGCCTAACAAACCTTTTTGGGCTACAGATATTGAAACAGGTGAGCCATTAGCGTACCCTAGAGGTCACACTAAAGAAGGTCAGCCTTTATTTAAACGCAGGTTTATTCCTGCAAGTTTGTTTGACAATCCTTATTTAGCTGACAGCGGTGATTATGAAACTATGTTGTTGTCTATGCCAGAGCATCAACGTAAACAATTATTAGAAGGGAATTGGGATGTTAATGAGGGTGCAGCGTTCCCTGAGTTTAACAGAAAAATTCACGTTGTTGACCCTTACGATATTCCTAATAGCTGGGCGAAGTTCAGAGCTTGCGATTATGGGTACGGCAGTTGGACAGGCGTTGTGTGGTTTGCCGTATCACCCTCTGAGCAGCTTGTAGTTTATAGGGAAATGTATGTTACTAAAGTTACTGCTACTGACTTAGCGGATATGATATTAGAGGCAGAGGCAGACGATGGCACCATAAGATACGGCGTGTTGGACTCGTCCCTTTGGCATAAAAGAGGTGACACTGGCCCTAGCCTAGCAGAACAAATGATTATGAAGGGCTGTCGCTGGAGACCTTCTGATCGTTCAAAAGGGTCTAGGGTGTCAGGAAAAAATGAGATACACCGTCGTTTGCAGGTAGATGAGTTTACTGAGGAACCCCAACTCGTATTCTTTTCTACCTGCACCAACTGTATTGCACAGATACCTAGTATTCCTTTAGATAAGCGTAACCCTGAAGACGTAGACACTAACGCAGAAGATCACTTGTACGATGCTTTAAGGTATGGTATCATGACAAGACCTAGAAGTTCCTTGTGGGATTTCAACCCTTCAACACAGAGAAGCGGTTTTCAAGCTGCTGATCCAGTATTCGGATATTAAATATGGACCCAGATGATTTCACAACAGACTTTGAAACTAACTTAGAGTCAGGCGAGTCCTCTCACATTGAGGACGTTACCTCTGAAAGTGTGCATGACCCTAAGACAGGTCACATTATTAATTTGGTAATGGGTCGTTACAAAAGAGCAGAAGACGCACGTTATACAGATGAACAACGTTGGATGGATGCTTATCGTAACTACCGTGGTATGTACAATAACGAAGTACAATTTACTGAAACAGAAAAGTCTCGCGTATTTGTTAAGGTGACTAAGACTAAAACATTAGCTGCATATGGTCAGATTGTAGATGTACTATTTGGTAATCATAAATTTCCATTAGCTATAGACCCTACTACGTTACCAGAAGGTGTAGCAGAGGCCGTACACTTTGATGCTTCTCCTCAAGCAGAGCAAGGAGTAGAAGAACTAAAAGAGGCTTTCTCACCTGTTTTGTTTGGATCAGAGGATGCAAAGTTAAAACCCGGAGAAACTATAGACAGTTTGCGTGATCGTCTAGGCGGTATGGCTAAAAAGTTAGAGCCTGTAGAAGATAAGCTTATTGAGGGACAAGGTACACTACCTTCAAGTGTTACTTTTAATCCTGCTCTTGTTGCTGCTAAGAAAATGCAAAAGAAAGTACATGATCAATTAGAAGAATCGGGGGCTAATAAACAACTTCGTTTAGCTGCTTTTGAGACTGCTTTGTTTGGCACAGGTATTATGAAGGGTCCGTTTGCTGTAAATAAAGAATATCCTAACTGGGATGATGAGGGTGAATATAAACCTACAATTAAAACTGTACCATCTACTAGCTACGTTTCTATTTGGAACTTTTATCCTGACCCTGACGCTTCTAACATGGATGAAGCTGAGTACATTGTTGAGAGACACAAGATGTCACGCTCACAAGTTCGTGCTTTAAAAGGCAGACCTTTCTTTCGTGATAACGCTATTGATAAAGCTCTTAGCATGGGTGAGTCCTATGAAAAGAAATGGTGGGAGCAAGCTATGGAGGATGACGCTCAAAGCGGTAAAGCAGAGCGTTATGAAGTACATGAGTTTTGGGGTTTTGTTGATAAAGAAGTCTTAAAAGAGTACGATGTAGATATTCCTAAAGAGTTAAAAAATACAGAACAAGTAAACGTAAACATTTGGGTATGTAATAACCAAGTCCTGCGTCTTGTTATGAACCCATTTAAACCTGCACTTATTCCTTACTACGCTGTACCTTATGAGCTTAACCCCTATAGCTTCTTTGGTGTAGGTATAGCTGAGAATATGGATGATACACAAACTCTTATGAATGGGTTTATGCGTATGGCTGTAGATAATGCAGCCTTAAGTGGTAATATGCTTATAGAAGTAGATGAAACTAATTTAGTTCCCGGCCAAGATTTAAGTGTATATCCCGGAAAAGTCTTTAGAAGACAAGGGGGTGCGCCCGGCCAAGCTATTTTTGGCACTAAGTTTCCGAATGTGTCAAGTGAGAATATGCAGATGTTTGACAAGGCACGTGTATTAGCAGACGAGAGTACAGGCTTTCCTAGCTTTGCTCATGGTCAGACAGGAGTTCAAGGTGTCGGACGTACAGCTTCTGGCATTAGTATGCTCATGTCTGCTGCTAATGGTTCTATACGGAATGTAATTAAGAACGTAGACGATTACATGCTTAAGCCTTTAGGTAAAGCGTTTTTTAACTTCAACATGCAGTTTGACTTTGATCCTGAGATTAAGGGTGACTTAGAAGTACGCGCACAGGGTACTGAAAGCTTAATGGCTAACGAAGTGCGTAGCCAACGTTTGATGCAGTTCCTACAGGTAGCACAAAATCCTGTACTGGCACCGTTTGCTAAAATGGACTACATTATTCGTGAGATTGCAATTAGTATGGATTTAGACCCTGAGAAAGTTACAAATAATCTACAGGATGCTGCTATTCAAGCGGAGATACTTAAACAATTTCAACAACCGCTACCACAGGCACCACAAGAGGGTGGAGTTCCCCCTGTAGGTACTCCCCCACCTCAAAAAGACGCAGCACCCACAGGACAGGCTCCTACGGGGCCACGCGACACTACAGGCGGCGGCGGGGCTAACATTGGAGTAGGCTCTGTACCTGCACCGGGAGAACAAGGCTTTACTGGAAGGCCACAATAATGAGCATGGGAGTTTTACTAGGTAAGCAGCTTGCCAAGGCTATCAAGGGTACAGGTGATGATGTAGCTGATGAGACTGTTGAAGCTTTGGGTAAGACTTCTGCTAAACTTGAACGTTTTGATACGGAAGCTTTAAAGTCTGCTGCCAATCAAAACGACAAGTCAAGAGAAATACTTGTTGATATGCCTATAGAAGACTTTCTTAGAGTTTCAGAAAAAGTAAGTCCTGACGATCTGGGCAGGGCTGACTCAAGAAAAATAACAAAAGAGCTTGTAGAAAAAGGTACGCCTTTTAGGTCCATTCCAAGTCTTACATTTGAAAACTTAGGGGATGGTACAGCAAAGGCTACAGGGCATGAAGGGCGGCATAGAGCTATGGCTTTACTTGCTGCAGGAGAAGATACTATACCTGTAGTTTTAAAAAGTTCTGGTGGTAAAGGTGGGAGTATTCGCTGGGGTCAACAAAGTGATCCTGATAGTTTTGACTATATAGATGTATTACCTGATAGAATAAAAAGTGAAGACACTGACGATGTAGTACCTATGCCTGACGCTGCAAGAAATATACGTAAGCAAGTTTCAGCAGAGAGTATTCGTAGCTTAGTACAAAGGCCAATCAATAAATGAGCCAACTAAAGAAACTCGTAAACGATAAGCCTCTATGGGATGCTTTTGAGGCTGAACTAGAGGACCGCATTCAAAGTAGCTACAAGACGTTCTCACAAACGGATGACCCTATGGTTATGCAAAGAATGCAGGGTGCAGTACACGCTTTAAATGCGCTTAAGCAGCTTAGATTAAAGGTAAACGCTAATGGCTAATCTTGAACGTCAAATGGAGGAAGAACTAGGTCTTTACCCTAGATCAAAGTATATTTTTAGTCCTGTTCAAGACTCAGCTAATTTGTTAGATAAAGAAATAGCAGAAGCAGAAGCTGCAGGTATTAGTCAAGAGCCGCCTACAGCGTCTGACATAGCTGATACAGTAATTGACTTTACACCTGTCATTGGTGATATTAAGGGTGCCGTTGAAGGTGCAGAAGTTATCTTTGAAGAGTTAGCAAAAGATGATCCTAACTTTCTTCTTATTGGTGTAATAGGTGGTGCGGGTGTAGTCGGTTTAATTCCCGGTGTTGGTGATGCCGCACAAAAACTAATTATAAAAGGTGCTAGACGTTTTAAAAAGACTGAGTTAAATCCAGAAGTTATGGAGATTCTTACTCCAAAAGATCAAGAGACAGTAGAAGCTTTAACTAAGAATACTTTATCTACTCCTGAAACTGATGGAGAGAAACTAGCAGATGAAGTAGCTGCTATGCTTAGAGAAGGTAAAGCAGGTGACATTACAGAAGAAATGCTTGAGACTGCAGGTAATGACTTTCATACACGATTAACTCAGAACTACATTGATGGTAACGTAGGCATGGACTTACCTATGGATTGGGAAAGCACAATGGCACGTGCTGCTGACCAAGGGCTTACTGAGACAAGGTATCATGGTTCTAATGTAAAAGACATACCTTTTTTTAAAGGCGAAGGGGCAAAAAGACAAACTGGTATGTTTAATACAGATGACCCTTTTAAAGCGTTTAGTTATGAGGGTAATAAAGGGGAGACCTACTCTTTACTTATGCGTCCTTTACCTGAAGATACACCTAGAGTAGATGTAGAAGGTGCAAACTGGTCAAACTTAGATGAACCTTCAATGAATTATAATAAGAATCAATTATCCCCTGACGTAAGACAAGGCCCAAGAATGGACCGTCAAGCACAGCCATTAGATGAGTTTATAAAAACTAATAAAGCTAATTTAACTTCTGATATGTTTATGCAACAAGCAGATACTTTAGGCTATCCCGGCGCGACTATTGAAAATGTAGTTGATAGGGGTCCAAGTACACCTACTAGATTTTCTAAAGAGCAAGGTATACAAGCAAGGTCTTTAGCTAGAGAGCCGTCTGAAACTCAAGCTAGGACTGACACTACAGGCATACGTTCCATAGGCGCAAGGTTTGACCCAAGGCTTACTGGTCTAAAAAATATTAATATGGCCCAAGGAGGGCTTACATCAATGAACGAGCAAACACAGATGGCTTTTGCGCTAGGCGGCGAAGCTGAGACAGTAGACCCTGTATCAGGCAATGACGTACCACCGGGATCGTTACCAGAAGAAGTAAGGGATGATATTGATGCCAAGTTATCTGAGGGGGAGTATGTTGTACCTGCTGATGTTGTTCGTTTCTTTGGGGTAAAACTATTTGAAGACTTACGTATGCAAGCAAAAATAGGTTTGCAACAGATGGACGCAGATGGTAGAATAGGTGGTGAACCTGTACCTGCACAGCAAGAGGATAGTATGGACGTAGCTGAACTAAAAGCTGCACTTTCTAAGTCAGGTATGTATGCGGGTGGATTAGCAAAGGGTGACACTATTGATAGCTTTATTGACGATGCTTCACGTGATCCAATGGTTAATGGTCGTATGAGAGCTAATGGTGCTACAGTTAAAATGGCTGTAGGGGGTTTAGTACCTACAGGTACTTATGGGGATGTTAATAAAGTAGATGGCCTTATTAAACAGCTTATGACTGCTGCTAATAAAGACCCTAATTTAATGAAACGTCTTGCCAGTAAAGGTATTACTCTTAACAAAACTGGTGCTGATCAAGATGCTAATGAAATGAAAAAGACTAATAGACCTAAAACACCTATTAAAGCTTCTGCAGGTACTTATATTAATTACAGTAACAATTACGAGGACTACAATACTCTTGGTGCTAAAATGTTTATGGATGCAAATATAGGAGACCCAAAAGCATTAATAAATTCTACTCTTCTTAGTGAAAAGGGTGAAATAACCCAAATCACTCTTATTACTCCTGACGGTACAGAAATACCTGTAGCTTGGAATACTTCTATGCCTATCCCTGAAGGTTTCTCTGTAAAAGGAGAAGAGCCTGAAGTCAATGACCCTGATAAGCCTAAAGGTTTAGCAGAGAAGGACGATGGTGCAGAGCAGAGAGCGCAAGATGCAATTCAAGACAAACTTGAGGTTGAGAGGTTTAACTACAGTATAGCTACGCCTGAAGAATTATATGACAAATTGAGAGGTGCTAATACTGCTAGAAATATAGCAGCGGTTGCTGGTACATTAGTTGGCCCCGTTGGAATGGTTATTAGCGCAGCCGCAAGTTTTAATAATGCTATAGTAACAAGACGTATTGAGATAGAGTTGAAAGATAGAATAGACACAGGTAAAATAGACCCAGAAACAGGCTTAGAAAATGCTAAGGGTGGAGTTAACACAGTTGCAGATTTGATGAGTGTAGTAAATACAGATCCAGATACACCTACGCCTTCACAAGGCTTTTTTAAGGATTTTTTTAAGGATTTACTAGGAAAACCACTTGATAGCACTTTGGATAAGGTTGCTAAAAAAGGGGTACTCTCTGATGCAGAATACTATGGCACAGATATAACCCCTACTACCCCTACACCTGCTTTAGGGACTCCAACTGCAAATGTAAAAGATTTAGGTACAACTGTTACAACAGATAAGGGATCATTTAGAAGATTTAGTGCTGATGAAACTAAAAAAGCACAAAAAGCAGGTGTAGTTGGTTCTTTTAACAAAATGCCTAGTCGCCCAAGTAGCGAAGGCGATGATAGTAATGATGGAGGTGGCCTCGGAATTAGTAAGCCTGACACTAGCGCAGGAAACTACGGCGATGATTTTGGACCCGGCGGTGATTCTGGGGGCGGCTATGCTAACGATACAGGTAGCTATGGCGGCACAGTAGACGAAAGTAATTATGGAGGTTATACAGGTTCTCCCGGAGGTAGAAATACAGGAGGTTTAATAGCCAAACCTGCAAATAAAAAACAAAACAAGAAAAGAAAAACCCAGCGAAGAAAAGGCTTAGGCACTAGGCCATAACTATAAAAAGGAAAACTAATGCCACCAGAAATGACAACCGTAGAAAAACCTAAAGTAGCAGGTTTTGTTGACACTACATATCGCAACGCTAACGCACGGCGTATTGCAGAAGAAGAAGCTGAGATTGCTAAACTTGATAGCTCACAAGAGGAAGAAACAAATGAGCAGCAAGAGGCGCAACAAGAAAGTGTTGCAAAAGAGCAACAGGTTGAAGCTAAGGAGCCTGACACAGGGGAAGAACGCACATACAAGAAACGTTATGATGACATTCGCAAACTTCAAAGCAAGACTGCAGCAGAACTAAAGGCTATAAAGGCTCAATTAGAGAATGCCAAAGAGCAGGGCGTTTTGAGACCTCCAAAAAGCGATGAAGATATTGAAGCTTGGGCTAACAAGTACCCTGACGTTGCTGCTATTGTTGAAACTATTGCTGAGAAGAAAGCACAAGAAAAGTTTAGCTTTGCAGAGGATAGATTACGTCAGCTTGATGAAATGACAGCAGAAGCAGATCGTAGTAAATCTATGGATGCTATTCGTGAATCACACAATGACTTTGATGAACTAAAGGAGAGTGATGAGTTTCACGATTGGGCAGGGGAACAGCCTAAGTGGGTACAGGATGCTTTGTATGAGAATCAAGACGATCCACGCTCTGTAGTAAGGGTGATTGATCTGTATAAGGTAGATAAGGGCTTAGACACTAAGTCTCGTAAGAAGTCATCTAAAGATGCTGCATCTGCAGTTGTAACCAAGCGTTCAACCAAGCCTTCACAGGCTGAGACTGATGTATCTTTTACTGAGTCCATGATTAGCAAGATGTCTATAAAGGAATTTGAAAAGAACCAAGAGGCTATTATGGAAGCACAACGATCAGGTAAGTTTATTTATGATCTTTCTGGTGCTGCAAGGTAAATAAAAACTTGACAACAAAATATTACTAAGTATAACTATACACGTAAGACACTAAAAGGAGAGAAAAGCCCTACTTTAGGTAGCCACCTTTTCTCTCCAATACTACTAAGCAACAACATATTAGTTAAGACCTACCTGAATTTACAGGCCCGTTATTGTAACGCTACCCTTCAAAATGCAGCCTCTTCAACTTGTGTTAAGCTTACTTAAACCTAAGCCAAACATTCAATGGAGGATTCATTATGGCTTTTACAACCGCAACAGGTTATGGGAATTTACCAAACGGTAATTTTAGCCCCGTAATCTATTCTAAAAAAGTACAGCTTGCTTTCCGCAAGAGTACTGTCGTAGGCGATGTCACAAATTCAGACTACTTTGGCGAAATTGCTGCCCAAGGTGACACCGTTAAAATCATCAAAGAACCAGAAATTTCTGTGTCGGAGTATGCACGTGGCACAAATGTCACAGCTCAAGATTTACAGGATGACGATTTTAATTTGGTCATTGACAAAGCGAATTACTTTGCTTTTAAGATGGACGATATTGAAGAGGCTCACAGCCACGTCAATTTTATGGACCTTGCAACTAGCCGTGCTGCCTATCGCTTGGCAGACAACCATGACCAAGAAGTTCTTGCGTACATGTCAGGCTACAAGCAGTCCTCTTTGCACAGCAAAGGTGACACCCTTAACACAACTGTTAATGGTACTAAAGCTGTAAGCTCTGCAGGTTCAAATGAGTTGCTTTCTTCTATGCAGCTTCACAAAGGTGACTTTGGTAACATCACTACAGCGTCTGCTGGCACTCACTCAATTCCTGTGACTGCACGTATGCCGGGAGCGACTTCGTTGCCAACTGCTACCGTTTCACCTGCAATGATAGTTGCACGTATGAAGCGTTTGCTTGACCAACAGCAAGTTGACTCACAAGGTCGCTGGCTTATTGTTGATCCAGTATTTATGGAAATCCTTGCTGATGAAGATTCACGCTTCATGAACGCTGATTTCGGTGAATCAGGTGGTCTGCGTAATGGTCTTGCTGTAAGCAACTTCCACGGCTTCCGTGT